GTTCAATTACATAACTAACTTGTTGATACATCACCAAAACAAAAGATGTTTTTATCCTGAAAAATTGATTAGTGTTTGGGCAAAAGATCCTCAGGACACCAGGCAACATAGATTCAATCCATTGTTGCAAAGTTGCAAAGAAAAATTTTTAGATGATAAAGTTTTGTTTTTTGAGAATGAATCAAATATGGGTCAGGGCATACTGCATTACACATCCTCATATTTACACATGTCAATGATTTCATTTAGAGATGAATTGTATAAAAGAATATGCTTGAGGCTAAAAATAGCATTTGAAAATGATCATTTTGACTTAGTTTCATCTGATGATTCATTTACCGTTCAATCACTCAGGATTAAAGGAATGAACATCTCAAAGATTAGAATTTCATTGTTTCTGAAATGTCAAGAAATTAGTGAAAGATTGTTTAATTGTAGAACATCAAAATCAAAATCAAGTATATCAGCTGTTATTGGAGAATTTAATTCAGTGTTTTTTAGTAATCTCACAATGTTCCCAACAATTTTTAAATTTGCCATCTCATCAGTGCACCCCACTAATACTGATTCTTTTTACAAAATGGTTAAAGAATCATATATCAGTGCTAGACAATTAATTGAAAATGGTGGCACATTAGAATTATATATGATAGCACAACTGATGAATAAAAGATATTGTGAAGGAATCTACCATACTTATTCAGGTGGGGTGAATCACTTGGACTCAAAATTTGTTCCATATCACCTTGGAGTTTACCCTATTTTTGATCCAGCCTTAATGTTATCTTTTGGTCCAGAATATTATAACTTTACATTATTTCAACAATGGGATGAAATGAATCAAAGAGAAAAACACCTCTATATTGCATCACATAAGGTTTTAAAAGGTGATATTGTTGAAAGTATGGCTGACATTGAATCTGACAATATAGCATTAGGTGGGTTAATGAGAATTGAAGCATATATTAGACCTATGCAGATATTAAGAAAGATACGTCAAG